TGCAACCTGTGGCTATGCTCCTCTTTCGGATTATGGAATATCACCGGGAATTCTATATCGCCGGTCAGCGTACAATGAGCAGCATCTAAATGAGCCACGCCTAACACTGGCCCTATAATCGGACCATTTGGATCGCCGGCTCCTATTAACTCAGAAAATGCACCTTTGTCCTGCGTGAGATAATCAGTCAGTATCTTGCCAAGCCAAAAGCCCCATCCCTGCCAAAACTCAGCAGTAGTCAGCACCTTCTGATACCGATTAACCACTCTCTGCGGTCCTTCTATAAGCCAATTCATAGCCTTGAATTTCTTAACCATAGAAGAAATAGCGCCTTGCAGGATGTCATTATTTTGTCGCATCCAAAAATGACGCAATGACAAATCACGACTTTCAGACCACCAATCAGGCAATAGCGAATGATGATAATGATCGTGATGACCAAAAGAAAACGAGGACGGGAACATAGATGCTATCGAATTGCCACTATCTTTAGGCAACGCTCTACGCTGAATAGACAGCTTGTCTAAATCGCCATTTAGCGCCTTAGCTGTAGCGTATTCTATTTTGCCATTTTGGATTATTGCTATATTTTCGTTGTCAGTCATATTCGCTTGCATTTACGGATATTTGCAAGGTGTTTCAACTTTGGCACTCTAGCCTGTTGATAGTATATCAAGGCGATTATTATATGTCAATTTGGATGATTACTAGCGAGGCAATGAGATTAGTAGAATAGGACAAAGGTACTATATCTTTAGGGTGTAAAATAGCGTATACTGTATATAGAAGTTAAGAGTTAGACCTAGCAAGAAAAGGATAAGAAAATGATACCGACTAAAGTGTACGAAAGTGTAAAGTATGCCTCCAATATAAATCACGGAGCGGATTTGAAACGAAAGAATAAAACGTATTCCCTTAAGTTAGGCTACATCCACACAAATAACATTGTAACAGCCACATTGTACATTCATTGCAATGATGCTGATTTAAGTAAGTACGAACACAGAGGCTACGACATCTACCCGACATCTCCCCACAGCCCAGCTTTTGCTTGCAAAAAAATCCCTCTTTCATCTGTTCCTGACAGCCAAGAAAATGAATGGAAGTGCTGGGACGAATATTAAAATCTAACCCCTCCTCTCAGACCTAAGCAAGTCAAGAAACTGCTTAAGGAGAAAACAATGTTTGACTTAATTCACGCAAATGAAGGAGTTCATAAAGCAGCAGCAATGCAAGGTGTCAGATCTGGCAAATATGAAAGAGTGTTCGATTCAGAATCCGACGGCGTAATCGCCAAAGTGTACAATAAAAATCATCCTGATGGCTTAGAAATCTACAGCCGAGAAGCCGGGGAAGCGCTTAATTGGACCTGGAAGGAAATTAATAACAGATAAGGAGAAATCTACTGTGGATAAGATTGAAATATTCATCAATGAACTAACAAAAGACTGGACCAATGAAGATTGGCAAACAACCTCACGTAGCGATCTTTATTATCATGTAACTGAATGGCTCAATCAAGGCAATAACCTGAATGATATGTTTTTGGCAAAATTCAAATTTGAACGATATATGGGCTGGTAGCCCCAAGGAGAGGTTGAAAAATGAAAGCTAACAAAGAATGCAGATATTGCCAATATGGCACAATGCATGCACCTGGAATATGCGAATGGGTACGCAAAAATCCAGACAAAAATTGGAAAGAGAAAAACGGAAACAGCCCTGAACGCTATCCTCCATCAGTACAAGAATTTATCGACTATCACGGACATGATTAATAGAAAAAAGCGCTCTTTCTGACGAGAGCGCTTTTTTCGTTCAGAAGACTAAGTTAAAGAAAAGGATTAAAAAATGTCTCAATCTCGCAATCGAGATTATCCGAAACAATCAAGACTAAATAGATTATAATATAAAAATCTCGCCCAGTCAACCCCCATAGTTTTCTTAAGCGAGATTTTTATAATTCACATTCCTGTCCGCAAACATTATAACACAATCACTTGAGCATGTAAATTATCTGTCGCTTGTTTTCTGGATTGACACGATAGCTGGAAACTGGCAATCCTTCCGCGTATTCTCCAAATGGATATTCGCAAACAGGAGATTGTTTTATCTCTTTCTTTCTATTTCTCCATCGCTTATCTACCACCAGACGAGGAACACTATAGCCGTATCTATCAATTTGCCCTAAAATGTTTGCAATACTTTTACACGGCCTATCTGTATGCCCTTCCAATTCCTCTTTAAGCGCATCTCCAAATTGTTGATATGTCATGCCCTTTTCTAACCGTTTTGCCCTGGCCCATTCATTAATCTTGTCAGCATATCTGCCATACTTTTCAATCGGCTTATCCCAAATTGGCGGAGGGGTTAACCCGTGAGTTTTGAACGATTCCCACAAGAAATTTAATGATTTTATCTGAAGTAGATCACGGCAATCCTGCCCAGTTAACTTATTATTATTCTCATTGTAATGCCGCCACAATATATCATTACGTGTCATTGCTACAAATTCTCTATTGTTCATTCTATCTCCTACAGATTATAATAAAGACATCTACTAGCCGCCATAGACAAAGCCACAGCCGCATCTATTTTTTGGCTTGCAGACCGTTTGATTAGTCTAATCTGATCTTTTATTTCATATTTCTTCAAGTCGGCATTATCAATATGCTGCCTTAAAAGCGGATTGCCATCGTGTGCTATGCGCCTAGCCATAATCAAATCTTGAAATTGTTTATCAGCCAACTGTCTATCTTGACCTTGATTAAATGGCTTAAAAAAAGCTATCTGCTGCGATTTAAGAGTAATGGCCATATGATGCAATTGAAACGGATCATATGCCACTTCCAGAACGGAAAACTCTTTACATAGCCTAATTAACTCCTGCTCTATCGGCTGAAAATCTAACAATTGACCTAACGGCGCTTCCCAAATGCCACAATACCTAATCATCACATCCTCATTCCTGTCAAGATGCCGAGTAACCATAACCATAGCGAAACAATCAGCCAGATAGCTAGGATTTTCCGAACCTGTAGCAGCATCAAGTGCTATGATGGCCGGCTCCCTGCCAATTGGCCTTGATGTCTCCTGGCAATTATCCCACCAAATCATATTAACAAATTTCTCTATATCACTTTCATCTTCCCATAACGCTTGCAGCAAAACACGCGCTTCAGCTTCGTCTAATGTCTGCGCTCGTTGCCTTACGAATTCAGGATCTATGTTGGGATTTTCACTTGTCAACACAGTAGCTACAAAAGCATCTCGTTTGAAATTAGCATATTGAACCATTATCTTTTCAGTCACTAATGATGCACTAATCTCATCACCCGGAGCGCCGGCGAAATATTCAAATAGCCAATGTTTACGCGGCGTAGTGGTACAATACAATTGAGGAGTTTCGCCTTTTGCCCCAAGTATTCTAATCCTGCCATCGAATACCTTGAGCGCTTTAGGCGTCTTGTGCCCTCTGGCCTCATCGAAATGAACAAAGCTAACATTTGGACCTTCCCAGCTTCCAATTTTATCTTCTTTGGCTCCTCCACATATCAAATCAGAGAAGCCGCCAATTTCATTTTTGAAAGTAAGAGTAAACGCCTTGCTTGGCTCCCAGCCTTCGGATTGTCGATAGCGGTGACGCTCAATAACACATTGCCATGGTATCCATTCCTTAGCAGTAGGCCATATACTTTTCTTAAAATGCTCAAGATCGGTACTAACCATAATGCCAGACATGCCACGTCTAAGCCGATTAAGATTTTTGATGATGCCTGCCGCAGATTTCCCGCCGCCCTCGCCGCCTTTAAGCAAAAAATATCTAGGCTTATCATCATCTATAAATTGTCTTACCTGCTCATTCTGGGGAATATAAGAGGAATTAGTACGTGAGGATACATATTGCTCTGGCCAAAGCGAAACTTGCTCTAATTGACGTTTTTTTAGTCTACGCCTCGCCAACTTTGGCAAGTACTTTAATGATACGGTCATAAGTCTCAGTGTCTAAGTTACTCTCTAGCAATTCGAGTAAATTCTCTAGTTCGCTCTCAATTTTAACGTCGATTTTGTCAGTCAATAATCCATGATGCTTGGCTAATGTATTTAGCGCTGACTGGCCATCGTAAAAGTCCACTCTAGTACCGCTCTTAAGTGGCGTATAGCCTTTAATCAAATGACCTTTACCATCGTCAAGCAATCGTTTTAAGTCCACAGTGCCATCAGAATTAAGATACTGATGATAATCTGCTTTAGCCTGTTCGCCTAATCTGGCTATGACTTCATCCGATGTCATAGCGCTTTCCTCTAGGCGTAATGCTATCTCTTCTTTGATTTTAAGTTTCTTTAAGTTCTGTGAAGCAATGGCCCCAATGGTACTCCCATTGCCCTTGTAGCCAGCAAGGATAGCCGCCTTGGACGCATTAAAATTAGCTTTACCAAGATAGGCGTCTATGAATTTTTTTTGTTTGCCGGTTAAAGGTCTGTCAGCCATAATGTCAACATTAATCTAGTTTTTATTCTAATTATCCAAGGCAATCGATTAAAAATCATAAAATACAATTCATTTTCAGAAGCAACAATATAATAAGGCTCTTGAATTTCAAACCCACTCTCTGCACGCCTTTCAATTGCATCCCAAATATTTTGAAAATGTTTTGCAAGATCACTTTCCATAAAGAAATTGTACCTAAAAATACGAATTCAGTCAATACAAAAAGGAGATGGCCAATTAGGAAGCCATCTCCAAGGGACAAAAATCAACACAAAGGAGGAGAATTGAATAATTGATAGTATTATAGGAATTTCCTATACTGTTGTCAATTGCCATAGAATATTTTGATTTGACAATGTTGTAAAATCTGTTATGATTTAGGTAGGTTTTGGAGCGCGCCATGATAGAGCGCCATAACGCAAGGATCAACCTTACGCATCCAAAGCCTAAAATTTAATATGGTTTAGCTATCAGTAACGTGTATGTGCAGTTGGTAGCCCAGGCTAGTCCTCAAGGTCCATAGGTAGCTCTCGACATACAGACCGTATTAAATTCTAAAAATTCAAGATTAACAGAAAAAAGGATTAGAATATGAAAATAGCAGAACTTGTAAAAAATACCCAAGGAGAAATAAAAGTTTTAGATGGCATCACAGGAGCTTGGTGGGACGGACCGCCTGAAGCGCCGGAAAATGCCTTATTTATTCCGCTAGAAGATTTAGGATACACAATGCGATTCGGCATTTTCAGAAAATCACTTGCCCCAGAACGCAAAAATGAATTAGAGGATTGAAACTCAATGAACAATCGCAGCTTTGATATAATTTACTGGCTAAATCATCATAAAAGCGACATATTCTGGATTGCTGCACACATTGGATTAGGAGCATTCGCTTTTCGTCAGTTTGTCATTGGGAATCCTGAACCTCAATGGTTTCTAGAATTCAAAATGTGGCTATTAGGCTACTAATGAAATTTCGATTAGAAAAATGGCCGCAACGGATAGAGCTAACACCAAATGCCATCCTACGGCTATTTACTATAATATTCGTCATATTGACTATAATCTTCATTAAGGATATAGTCACTGATGATTGTTTAACTGTTCATCAGATGCAGGAGTTGCTTGAAAGGAGGTAACATACTGGCACTACCTTAATCCTATATGTTTTGAAAACTATTTCATCCGGCGTTGTATTGGCAGCGGTATATAGTATTACTCTTTGCCAAGCCGGATGATCTTTACAGGCCGATACAATTGGGTACATTACAGGTTCAATTCCTGGATGATTACTGGGAAATGGAGAGTTCGAATCTCTCTCGGCCTAATAGTGTAATCCGGGAGATGGCGAAATTGGTAGCCGCGCCACAAGTGTAGTGGTGATGATACAGCTATACGCGAGTAGCTCATTTTGTAGGTTCAAATCCTAGTATCCCGACCACAGGATATGGTGCAATCCGGTAGCATGGCTCGTTTGGATCGAAGCGATCTAAGTTCAAATCCTAGTATCCTGACTATGAGACTAGAAAATCTAAATGGAGATTGAAACAAGCAGGCGAAATTTACGAAGACAAGAATGGGCTACTATGGTCGAAGGAGATTAAAGAATGAGAAAATATACACTAACACTTGCACCAAAAAACAAGCCTAATTATGACTGCTGCTATGCAGATGATTTTGAAGTTTCAGAAAATGGCACACTAACATTTTACAAAAATGTAGAAAGTAGCACCACATACGAATTTATTAAAATGTATGCACATGGATACTGGCTAGAATGCAGCGAGATTGAAAAATGAGAAAAGAGAAAACAGTTTATGAAGTCCAGGAAAATACAGGGAAGCGATGGCAGGCAGTCACATACGAGATATATACTATTAATGAAGCCATATCAATACGAGACGATTATCAAAAAAATACTCCTGATGTCAATTTTAGAGTTATTAAACGAAAGATAATTGAGACCATAATAGAATGAGCAACGAGATAGAAACTCTTATCGCCCAAGCGCTCGAAGAGGGCTTATTCAAATCCAGAGGTGATGCTATTGTTTGCGCTTCAGTATGCAGTCCAATTAAGTTAGGCACTCGCAGACCTGACATTGACAGCCTGATTAATACAATTGAAATTAGACGGAAACATAAAAAGGGAGTTAAGGGACTATGGCAGGATTAAAATTATCGCCAAAGCAAGCAAGATTAATGAAATTGGATATAAGTCTAGAGGAAATTAAAAAAGACCTCAAATGGCAATTGTCATTTGAGCATACAGACTGGGAAAACTTTCTTGAGTTTACCCAAGCAGCGATCAAGATACAAAAAGAAATTGACAAAATAAATAGCACCAAAAACCATGGCAGGATTAAAATTTGACTAACTCAAACATTCCCCTATAATCACTAGCTAAATACCGATTGCAGCGGTTAAACAACCAAACGAAGGCCAATCTCTTATGTTTTGGGGATTGCTGGATCTTATCGTGCTTCTTCGTTGGCACGACAGGACTGCAACCAGCAATGCCCAAAGTATAGGAGATTTTTTTATCCCCCAGAAAAGGAGAATTGAATAATGACCATATCGCAGCTACTAGACGACCTAATTACATCCTCGAAAAGTCTAGCTTCATACGAGCAGATAATGGAACTAGTCGGCAATGTCACAGACGAAAAAGGTTTCAAAATGTCCCAAAACATACAGGACAAAACACTGAGAATAAAAAGATTAAAAAGCGAAATTTTAGCAATAGCAAAGGAGCAAGTATAATGATTAAACGAACCAAAGATGAAATTGCAATTGGAAAATCTATCGCATCTATGGGACACGACGCAGCCCATGAGCGAATGGACCTAATTAAAGCAGAAGTCCCTCTTGTAGTGTATATGAGATGGCTTCATTCGGTAAATACCGAACTAAGAAAAATGGGAGAATTGCCAGAACTAAAGGAACAAGTAGAATGAAGATATTACTCAAAAATGCCCCACATCAAAAGTGGCATATCTATACAGATAACAGCGAGTGGTCATTATGTAGCAGACAATATTTTTGCTCAACCAATGACACTTGGAAAGTTAATCTTGGCGAAATTAATCAAGATAACTTGTGCAAAAAATGCCTAAAATCATATTTGTCAAAAGGAATTACATAATGAAAAAGTCTGACTTCCCCACCACTCACAACGATGTAGAGGCCCTCCTCAAAGCAATGGACCAATGGAAACCTGAAGATCATATGGAGTTTAACGCCAAAAATGCAGCCGGTCTACAAGAAACAGTACAAATGGCA